GTCAGTGATCTTTACGGGCTTGTTTGTACCGATGAAGAGGATGGCGTTGATTCGCTTAGGATAGCGCTTTACACCCTTCTCATTGATCAGGATCGTCTCGTGGGCCACCACGCTGTTAAGAAGACCATTAGTCTCGATACGAGAGAGGTCTCCATCCTGGTCGATGGCCACGAGCGAACTCTTACCGAGGGTACTTGTAGCAAACTGATCTGACTTGGATCCAAGAGCTCCTGCATCGAATGTAGTTGTATAGCCTTGGAATAGAAGCTCCAGAATATTGAGGACCGTTGACTTTCCCGATCCCGGGGGACCATATAGGACGGCAAACTTCTGAATCCTCTTAGAGTCGCCAGCCACAATGGAGCCGATGAGCCACTCAAGCTTTCGTCGAGCATCCTCATCATATAGAGTTCCAACGAGAGATCCCCAAGCGACCGGCTCGCCCTCCTCGAGAGAGTATGGCAGCCTTGCAGTGGCATAGTCTTCCTTTCTAGGAGTACTGTCCGCAAATATAAGCTTGCTGTTAAGCTCCTGCCCGTTGTCAGGTAGCCTGGACTTCCAAGTTTGGAAGCTGGTCCATAGTCCAGTGTTGTAGTTGGACATAGTTTTCACAACGGTCTCAATCTGACCCTTGTGGTTCTTCTGGTGCTCGAAGAGGGACCGGTCTACAAACGTAGCGACGTCAAACTCGTCTGTAGACCAGAGCCCCTTCTCTTCATCCCAGATTGCCTGGAAGTCTCGTCCCTGAATGAGAATATCCCTCGACCTACCGACGAGGAACTCAGGGTAGATTTCCACCTTTCCACTCTTTGTGGTACGCTCGCAGATTCGGTAGAAATCCATGAGGCTCCTTACATATAGTTCTCGTTTGCGTAGGCGTTCATCTGGGCCCAGAGCTCAGCCTTCCGCATATCACGTGCGCCATGAAGCGGGATCGCACGAAGAGGGAACATGGATCCGTGTCCCATCTTGGTGTAATCCCGCGAGTTGATCCGCTCAAGGATGGAGTCGACTTCCTCCTCGTGGCGGGGGTTGAACAGGGCCTCGTCGTTGTAGTCGTAGAGACCGCAGTTCTTCACCATCTCCCAGAAGTACCATTCCAGGGAATATGGTGTATCATCATCCTCGAGCATCATGTCCATACGCTCGGCCAAAGCGATAAACATCTCGAGCATGGAGCAAGACTGCTCATTAAGCCAGACGTAGGACACGTCATTGTTCTCTCGAACAAACGCCCTACGTAGGTCAATACCATCCTGTGCACGATTGATGTCGTTCGCGATCTCAACTCGGAACGGCGTCTGGTGCATGATCTCGAGAAGGCTCAAATATGATTCCTCCGGACACTCCGCCTTACGGGTGTCTCCGGTTCGATCAACAAGCCACTCGAAATATGAGTTATCCGGTGCCGCCTCGATCATTACTCGTCCTCGTAATACTCAACCCCGAGAACCGAGTGCTCGTACGAGTCGTCGAGAAGAGTGATCTCGAAGTCCGCGTGGCGGCTCATGCTTCGGACGTAGATGATGGAATCGGAGGCAGACACACCGCTGATGATATTGTCGAACCAGGACGTGTCCTGCATAGGAACGCCCCGGTTGTCAGCGAAGACATCGTCCTCCATGTAGTATGTGAGCTCGACATGCTCCTGATGGCCCTTAGCCCGATACTCCTCTTCGGTGATCTGGTAGGCCTCGAAGTGCTGTCGATCCATCGTACGCTTGGTCACTTCCTCCTGGTCGGGATCTTCCACAGGAGTCGGAGAGTAGTCCACAGCAACGCTCGGTACCACCGGCTCAGGATCGGGTTCGCGATCCTCTGAATCAGAGCCATCTCCCACTCGCTCTTTGTGCTTCGCTTCAGCAATTTCTGCAAGCTCCTTGTTGATCTCGATTGTGGCTTCTTGGAAGTCCTGCTCGAACTTGCGAGCAAGAACGAAATATACGCCAAGGCCGCCTGCGACAGCCCCGGCTGCGAAATATGCGATCTTCTCTAACATGGCACCTCAGATCTTGTCGTACATCACGCCATCGACGTTGAAGTCCAGCGCCCACTTGGTGACGGTGCGGCCGTTCTTGTCCTCACCCTCGAAGGTGCCCTCGAAGATGTTGAAGTCGACGAAGTCGTCACCGTTGCCCTTGACCCAGCCAGTCACAGCGCCAGCGGGAGTGTGGGGGAATCCGAGCATCTTGTAGACCTCGTTGAGGAAGATGTGACCACGAGTCTGCAGAATATCATTCGCGTACTGCTGCTGGCACTTGAGGTGGAGCATAGCCAGGTCCTCGTCAGCGGACCAGTTGATGTTCTCGTCGTCGAAGATAACACCATAGGGCGAGACTCCGTCGACAGCAGAGATGGCCTCGAGAGTCATCTCATCCTTGGTGAGGTCCTCGTCAGCGACAGACACAATAGCGTCCAGCACCGCGTCCTTACCGAACTTAGACTCTACCTTCTTCTTGTAGGTCTTGAATGCCTGGTCGACAGCGGCATACGCTGCAGCGAGAGAGGCATTCCGCTTGAGCATGATTCCGTGACCAGTGATCAGGGAGGCAATAGAGGCCGCCCCAAGAATCAGGGCGGGGGCATAAAGCTTCGCCAGCTTGGTAGTCATTCGGGTGTAGAGGATGACCTTGTCCCGAGTGGCGTCCTTGTCAGTGAGCTTGCCGTCCTCGTGGGCCTCGTGGACCTTGACGAGAAGGGCAGTCTCCTCGGCGAGGGTCTCCTCAACCTTGAGAGTAGCCTTGGAGGCGAGAACCGTGGTACCGATAAAGCCAACGGTACCAGCGGCGGTCAGAATGGTGGGAGCGTGCTTGCTGAGAACCAGTCCAGCGCGTCCGGCGAGACGGGTAACAATTCCGAGATTCATTTGATACGTCCTGCTTTCTTGAGTCGAAGGTAGATGGCGATTGCCTGGTCGTCTTCCATGCGTTCAACACGGCGACGCCACTTGTCTGAGAATGGGTAGGCGGCGATAAGCTCAAGCCGCACTTGCTGAGGATTCATCGTGCATTGATGTGGTCAGGTTTCGGGAGCTGAAGCATGTAGCCACGACGACTACGGATCACCGACATGTACCGGGCCGAAGTCCAGCCCCAGTTCTCGTCAGTGTATTCGGTAGTGATACCGCAGAGATCGTAGAGATCGGCGACGGTGGCAAGACCGTACTCCTCGATGATGTCTCCGAGTCGGTCGATAACGAGATAAGCTTCATCTCGGGACTCGAGCTCGATTTCTGAGAAATCATGGTATCGACGTGTACGAGGAGAAGCGTCTCGGCGATTGCCTGGTGCTGAGCCTGGTCGAGAATATGATCCGTATGAGACACGGGACCCCCCGGACGAGCTGCGAGCTCGAGGAGAAGACTCTCCGAAGAGGAGACGTTCGATGCCCTGGCTGACCAGATCCGAGAGTGTGTTCTTGATAGCAGGGATCGTAACATCGTAAAGTAGATACTCGCCGACATTGTGGATATCCTCTCCGACGAAAGCAGATACAGCCTTCGTCCCGAAGCTAGACTTCTTCTTGGTGACGGTGGCAGTGGTAACCTGCTCAACCTTCTTGCGCTCAGGGAGCTTGCTGTTGGACGGCAGGTTCGGACGGATCGGTGCGTTAGCCAAGGTGGCCCCTTTCAAGGAGGTGGGGGCCCCAGATTTCTCCAGGGCCCCCAAATATGGATCAGAGGTTGTTGAGCTCCGTCTCCTTCAGCTTAGAGTCGAGCTCCTTGTACTTGGGATCCTGCTGAACCTGCTTCATGATCTTCTCAGGCAGGATGCCGTTGTAGAACTCACGGACGAGGGACGGGTTGTCCATGAGCTGGTCGAAGAGCTCCTCATACTCCGGCGAGTTGAGGAAGGACTCCTTGATCTGCTCAGACTTGACGAAGCGCTCGCCCTGACGCTCACCATACGAGGTACCGATGAGGTCATCGAAGAACTTCATCATGGCGTACAGGTCCTCGTTGTCGATAGCAGCCTGGAGCCACTTCTCGAAGTTGGTCACATTGTCATACCGCTTGATGAAGTCGAACATCTCGCGGCGAGACATGTGGAAGTAGAGCTTCTTGGTGGTGGGCTCGTCGTCGAAGATACCACGAACGCGGATGATGTGAGAGAACATAGATGGTTTCCTTTCAGTTGATCTTGAAGTAGTTTTCCTTAGGGGCGACTAGAAAGTCGACCGTAAGTACTGGCTCACCCTTTTCAGTGAGCTGAGAACCAAACTCGACGGAGAGGGAGTTCGGTTCGGACCATCCAACCAGTTCACCGGCTGCAATGGGTGGAAGTCCAAGGCCGTTGTAGAACTCGTTGAGGGAAGCGTAGCACTCAAGGTTGAGCTGCCCATTAATGTTGTTCTCGACTCGGCGGATTGACTCGATGTCAGACTTGAAATACCGCCCCGAGAAGATGTCATAGCAGAGAACGTCCCCTCCCCCGGCCACAAGAATAGTTCCGGGATGTGGTTCGCCAGCTGCCGATACCGATTTCTCTGCAACGCGGGCCTTAATCTTCTCGCGGTCCTTCGGCTTAACCACGTCCGCCACCGCTTCTCGATATCGCTTAAACGCCGCCTCCGAACCTGTGTAAGCCAGTGCGAACGCCGCTCCTCGAGAGTACTGAATACGATTCGCCGCGATGATCGATACCAGAGTGCATACGCCTGCGATGGCCGGGGGAATATATACTCGATATGATACTGCGAACTTCTCCTTCCAAGAGAGGTCTTCGGGTGAGCGAAGATTGGCTTCACAGTAGTCTGCAATCTTCTCGACTGCGAGCGTAGTAGACTTCGCCGCGAGTACGGCCGTAGCAATGGTCCCGACGCATGCCGAGGCCGTGAGAATAGCCGGAGCGTTTGCCTTGAAGAATTGCGTAACACCGTTCGCATTGATCACTTTTCCTCCTTGCTCATTCGGATGTTGATCTTGTCTTCGCCAAGACCCGGGAATGTCGTACGGGAGATCTCGAGCTTGGCGAGATGTGCTGCAACCTCCATACGGATAAGCGACTCGATGTCCTTGCGAGTCAGAACGCCCTGCTGCTTGATAGTTCGATCAATCTCTCGCCTGAGGTCAGACGTGATAACAAAGTCCCCACGAGGACCTTGCTCGCCATCGTATCCTCGAGGACCGCGCTCACCGGGTTCTCCCTTAGGTCCAGGAGGACCCTGAATAACCTTGACCTTGCACCACTCAGACTTGAAGATGTAGGTGAAGACTCGAACAATGAGAGTCATGATATTGATCCAAAGGATGACGATAGAAATCGCTCCGATAATATACAGAGTCCACCAGATGATGCTCACTTGTGCTTCCTTTCAACTCGCTTGAGACGGGGCTTCAGTTTGTAGTTCTGCGGATTGTTGATGCAATCCAGGATATAATCCGGCGTAAACTCCCAAACACCATTCTCCCGAGGGTAGTGTCGGAAATCGATGGAGTCGGCAGCCATTCGGCGCAGATATTCCCGTCGGTCGTCTCCTCGTGAATATGCGCGAGCCTCTCCGGTTGCTCCATCAACACCGAGGTAGAGTACGGACAGAGCATCTCCGACGATGATGTCCGCGTGCTTTGCCAGTAGCTCCATGACTCCTCCGGGCGTGAGGATGACGACTCGGTTCGTTTTGGATGCAGATCGGACCAGTTCGTCTCGAGGAACGCCATACCGCCAACCTCGGAAGGTCTCGACGCAAAGGAGGTCGCCCCGTACTTCCCATTCAGCAAAGCTTTGATCTTTGAGGAAGTAGTAGGAAGATAGGTCCTCTCCCATACGCTTAGGTCGGGTCGTTGCAGTGCGGACTGCATGGTACCCCTCATTCTCAACCAGCTCCTTCTGGAATGTAGACTTACCTGAACAACTTGGACCAAGGAGTACGACTAGCATATCAATCCGCCGAGATCGTGTAGAGAATGACAGTCATTGCACAGAGAAGGAACCCGATCGCCGTGACGACCAGCTTAGCGAAGAAAGCGATGGATGTAAGCCATACCATCCAGGTTGCAAAGCTGATTGCACCGAAGACGATCAGGAAGATGAGGCTGATGAGAATGTAGTAGATCGGTGGTTCCTCGAACATGTGTGCTCCTTTCTCGAGGAAAAAGCCTATACCCCAAGTCGGGGTATAGTGCTGAATTACCAGCGGTTGATCTTACGATCACGGCGCGCGATGAAACGCTGCTGAACACCAACAACGTGCTTCATCCGGGAGTTCGCACCCCTGCCAATAAAGCAGGAGGCGAGAACAATTCCGAGGATGAAAACGGCGCTCTTGATGACAGAAACGATGATGCGAGTCATGAGGGTGGTCCTTTCAAACGGAGGGGTTTCAATATAGGACCGGTTTTTCTCGCGGGCTATTTCATCTTCTTTCGAATCTCTCGAAGCTCGAGCCAGATAAGCAGCAGTAGGCCATAGATACCAAGCCACTGTCCAAATTCCATATGTACTCCTTAGAAAAGCCTATATCCCAGGTCGGGATATAGGATGAGGTCTCAGTCGGTCTCTTCAGAGGCTTCGATCTCGTCGAGCTCATCGAGGTCGTCGTGCTCAAGCTCTTCGGGCTCGTCCGTGTCCGGAACCGAGCGGAACGCCATGAGGGTGAGAGCGGTACCGGCTGCAAATACAGCGGCGCCAGCAATCAACTTCTTGGAGTTGCGCTTGATAGCGGGCAGGACAGCGTCCTTGTTGAACTTGAACTCGACGATCTTCTCGTTGGTCTCAACAGAGTTGTCGTGGGTCTCAGTCATGAGGGTTTCCTTTCAAATAGAGGGGTCTCATATAAGGGTCTGTTTTTCTCGCGGAAAGCCCATATCCCAAGTTGGGATATAGGCGAAGTCACTTGGAGAAGCACTTCGGAGCAAGTTGCACGAACTCTTCGTCAACCGTGTCATCTCGGAGTGCTGCGTTCTCTTTCTTGAGCTGAATAACAAGACGTCGGTATTGTTCGGTCTTGAACTTCTGCTCTTCGTGAGCGACAGCAAACCAGATGACCATGATGGTAATCAGAGCGAGTGCAATGTAGGTCATTGTGGTTCCTTTCTAATGGTCTTCAATATACCCACAGATTTCCTCGCGGAAAAGCCTATACCCCATGTAGGGGTATAAACTTGAGTCACTTCTTAGAGGCTCGGTACACGGCTAGGAGGTCGTCTACAATCTTCTCGGCATCGGACTCGATGTTCTTGCTGAGCTGTGCGTAGTACTTCTTCTTGTACTCGTCTCGCTCATTGGTCATTTCATAAGCGAGGTAGAGGAACAGAAGGGTAGTGCACACAGCTGCAGCAAGGAGAATCGACAGGATGACGATAGTGGTGATAGCGGCGGCAGTCATGGGTGTGTCCTTTCAAAGTAGGGCCTTCAATATAGGGCTGGTTTATCTTGCGAAAAAAAGATAAGCCTAGATCCCATGGCGGGATCTTTGGCTGGAAGGTGGTAGGATCAGAAGTTCCAGGTCTTCTTCTTGCCAACCATCTCGGCGACAATCAGCAGGGTGCCGATGACGACGAAGGGGGCGATGACAAGAGCGAGGAGGGTGGTCATTGTGTTTCCTTTCTAAGGGTCTTCAATATACCATCCGTTTTTCTCGCGAAAAAAAAGATAAGCCTAGATCCCATGGCGGGATCTAGAACTGTGTCAGAGGTAGTAGTGGTCGTACTGCTCAGAGCTCAGTCCAGTAGCAGCAAGCTCCTCGGCGTAGTCGAGGGCGGCCTGTGCAGCGGCGGGAGAGAGGTTCATGAGAGTGTCCTTTCTATGACGGGTTTCAATATAGAGCCCGTTTTCTACGCGAAAAAAAAAAGATAAGCCCAGCCCCCCATGCTTATAGCACAGGGGGCCAGGCGAATCTCAGAAGGGTTTAACCTTCATGATCAAACCGAACGCCTTCGAGCTGACGACTGCAAGTCGCTCGTACTGGAGGACGGCTACGATACCGGCCAGAGAGGTGGCTGCACCGAGAATCGCGTCTTTGCTGAGCTTCTTGCTCTCGCCAAGGGCTTTGGCTTTTGCAAGAGTCTCGACATTTCGAGCAATTGTGGTGTAGTCCTCACTAGAGGGATCGTGAAGCTCGGCCTCCTTCAGAGCAGCTTCAATTGTCTGCTGAATGGGGTCAGGGTTCTTCATGGGTGTGGCTCCTTTCTAGGGGTTCATTATACCGCAGGTTTTTCTCGCTTAGACCTGCTTGACGTCCAGCGTCACCTTCCCATTCCGGAGCATCTCGGCGACGCCCTGGTCGAAGGTGGCGTGGATCCCCTGGTCCTCGGACACGTGAAGGGCGCCGGAGGGCTGGGTACCCTGGTACTTGTTGGAGCTCACGCCGAGAAGCACACCCAGGAAGGTGTCGATCGCAGCGATAGTTCCCGCAACCTCAGTCGGGTGAGGCAAGTGCCACAGAGCAGCCAGCGTGAGATAGAGCGCAGAGGTAGCCGGAAGGGCGACCAGCGCAACCCACTTGAGGACGTCGTAGGACTTGTTGTTCAACTTGCTCTCCTGAAGGTGCTTAGCCATTGGTTTTCCTCTTTGCCGGGGGTCTAGGGGTGGGGACGACGGGAAGATTCTTGACCTCATTCACAATCTTCTCAGCAAGCCCATTCCCCCCGAACTCGGAATAGGGCTCTACGAGATACTTCATGAAGTCCTCATACTCGTCGAGGGTGAGAAATCCTCGATGAAGATATGTCTTCCCGACATATACAATCCGGTCATGGGCCATTCCGAGCAGAAGCCTTGACGTGGCGGACTTCCGCTCGCTACGCTTCATGATCCAAGCCCACATCCCGGAAGATCCCAGTACTGACAAGAATATCGCAAGAACGATATCAAGCAGTGGGTTGAATCCGAAGTGCTGCATGTTAACCGATCGCTAGATAGGGACGGACCCCGAGTGAATAGTTAATCGGGGCATGGGAGAACTGACCCGTAGACTTCATGTAGACCGCAGTCTGTGCTGAAGCTCGTTCACGAAGCCAGTACTCCTCCTCAATGTTAACAAGGGCGGGGTTGAGCCTGAAGGCGGGGAACTGGTTGTGGTGCATACCCTTGGCGAGAGGATCGTTGAAGATCGATGTCCCCCAGAGCATAGCTTCATCCATGATGTTGATATGTGGGTTGTACCAGCGCCAGTCCCTGACTGCGCCGTTACCATCGTACCCAGTAGCGACTCGAGTCCAGACGCCGACCATGTTGGACCGGTTGAATAGAGACTCAGCCATGCGGCTAGCCTTCGTCATAGTGGACTGGTTCAGAGTCGAGTCCACATACGAGCGCTGGTCCGGAATCGTGGTAGACCATGCTTCTCGGAAGAGCGATGTGTCTGGGACGACCACAATATGGTTCTGTCGGAATGGGGGATCACCGATATTGATGAAGTAATTAAACGCCACGATACGCCAGGTGATACCAGAGTAGGTCCAGTAGTCCCCGAGGTAGAGCCCAGAGAAGGAACCGCTTCGGATGGCCTGGAGATACGGTGTGACGTTGCTACCCAGTGATGCGCCTCGGTAGATGGAGTTGTGCACACCAACGTTCGAGTCATTCAGCATCCCATAGACAGATCCCGAGTTGCTGAACTTCTCGTTGATCTTGGTGATGTTGAGCTCGGTACCCGCGATACGACCCTCAACGGCCTGAATCCGCTCGTTCTGGTTCCGATCACTCACCTTGAGGTTGGCGACGTCAGTTGAGGTGTTACCTCCAGCGTTAGCCAGGGCGTCTCGGACTGACTCGAACCAGGTATTGAACTCGCCCTGCAGCTTGGCCTGGAGAGCATCCAGGTTGATGTTCTGCAGAGGCCCACTCACATAAGGAGTACGGGCGCTACCCACGAGGCTGATGATGTTCTCGGCCGTGATCTGTCGAGAGTTCTTGATAATCTTGATCTGCGCCAGGGCGAAGGTCTGTCGATCACCGTTGTCATCCACCGAGGGAACGGTGGGGGTAACCGCCGGGGTTCCCTGGACAACCTTGATCTTCGCGCCACGGATGGCCTTGGATCGGTCAACCTCAACACATACGAGGTCAATACGGTCCAGAGTTGCGTGAGATCCGGTCAGAGTAACCGTCTCATCACCCGAGTTCTCAACCCATCGGTTGTTCAGCCATGCCTTGCCGGAGCCGACGTAGACGGACATCCCGTTGTTCGTAGGCCGAACGCGGAACTTGTCCCCCACGTTCGGAAATACCCCCGGGGCAATAATACCATCGAACAGTGAGCCGAACTGGTCGGCGTCGTATGTCCGGTCGCCATTCACGGAGTTGTAGAAACCACTAGTAATGGCCATATGCTAATCCCTTTCTCGAGGAACGATGACCTCACCGGGGCCACCGCGAGTGAAGTCGATACGGAAGCCGTCACCATTCCACTTGGTGCGAGACGACATAGAGATGGAAGGAACCTGAGAGAACCCGTCGGCCGACCAGGATTCAGTCATCTCTGTGAGCTGGCACTCGATTGGGACTGGGTTGCTTCCGGACGGAACGTAGTAGAAAATATCGCCTACGTCGAAGCCATCACGATACTGTACGTTCGAGAAGTTGTTGATCTTTCCCGAGATCATCTTCAGCGGGGTATACTTCGGGAACATGGCGTCCAGAACCCAGAAAGGATACCACACCTCGGTCAGGGAGGAGATGTGCTTCTTCTGAAGGGGCGTAAGTGCCTTCCAGTCCTTGACCGAGTATGGCTTGTGGACCTGAGTGTTATCCCACAAGACCTCTCGTCTAGTGATCGGGTTCTCTGAACGAAGTGTATGTGCCCGGGTATGCGTAGTTCCATCTGCAACCCAGTCCAGGTCTACGTCACCAGTATCAAAGATCTCGTAGATCGTACTCTTCTTGTCGACGATCGAATCAACCGACTCGAAGTCCGAGAAGTTGTCATTCTCCTGTGCGAGAGTAATCGTATTGATCAGCCGAGGAGCAGTGATGTAACAATGGATGCCACCGTTCTCGAGCTTGATCTTGTAGAAGAGCGAGTACCCGTTTGGCTTGCATGCGGAAATGACATTCTTGAACATGTCCGCAATTGGTGCACGGTCATAGATGATCCACTTACCATCCTGGATCTTCTGTCCGGTGTCATTGACATAGGCCATCTGAGACACACGGGTATTTCTGTGGAAGTTGAAGTTGTCAATCCGTCGCTCAGGCTTTGCATCCTTACCGAGGTTGCTGTGCGCAACATCCTCAGCCATGGCCTGGGCATTGAACTGGCCATTTGCATCCGGCTCGATCCATCGTCGGTGAGGAAGGATTCGCCATTCCATCATCGACTCGAGAGAGCGCCCAGTATACTTGTGGAGGTAGACACCGTCATCCTCCTGCTTCACTGTAGCGGTCTCAATGACCATAACGGTATCAGTGTCGTCCCGGATAAACAGGTTTCCAAGACTGTACTCATACCCAGGCTGATCCGAGTAGAGCTGGAGCTCGAACTGGCCATAGTCGTAGGCCCGTTCAGTCCAATTCAGCGAGTAGAAGTTATTCGGAACCTCGATAAGAGTTTCGTAGTTATGGAGGAACGCGAAGAATAGCTGCATCAAATCCCCCTGTAGAGAGTGTCGTATTCCATAGAGACGCTAACGTCGTCAACGCCCCCAGCATACTGCAGGGCGATCGTGTTGATACCTGGGTGCATCTGAATCCAGGTACTCCCCGGAGCCAGAACACCCGTGATGAATGACTTCCTACCTCGAGCCTGGTGGGTAATGGACTTCTTACCGGGTCGAGTGTCGATGATGATACTCTCGCCTTGGTAGAAGTTTCCAGCTCGAGAGATGGACATAGTCTCGTTATAGGTGACGTTCGAGACGATGAGATTACTAACAGTACCTGAGAACTCAACTGTGATAGTCGCACCAGCCGGGTAGTCACCAAGGTAGCGGATGTCCTTACCGGAAGAGTTGGTCATGTCACCGAACTTGAGCTTGTGGTTCGGCTCGGAGAAGAATGGGAACTCGAAGGAAGGCGTGTTGTCGTTGAAGCCCACGACCTTCTGGATCTGAGTAGCGGAGGACTTCCAATACGGGTTCAGTCCAAGAAGAGAGACCTGTATCTCCTGCCGCTCAGAGAAGATGTTCGGCTCGACGGACTCGACAATGAAGTCTGAGTGCACATTAAGCCAGTCGGTAGTCACACCGAGAGTGATGGTCTCTCCGACTCCAAAATAGGAGTAGCACTTAAGCCGGAGTTCCTGAATGTCGGTCCCCCAGGGGATCAGAGTCAGTACCACAGTACGAGTACCAACCCTGACCCCCTTGAGGAACGCTCCGTCCAGCAAGGCATATCGGTCAGTGCTGATGTCTGCCTTTACTGGCCCCAGACCAGTAATCTCCTTGATCGCGACCCCCGACGAGTAGGGGTCTGTGATATCGATTGCAAGTCGATCCCCCGACTTGGTCGTGGACGAGATCTCTGAGATCATAGTGTCAACTTGTCCTTTGCCATAGCAAGCTGAGTGTGGGTCTGGCGATAGATAGTCGCCGCATCCAGCGCCTCAGGCGAGTTGTTGGTCTGGTTGAATGTGATGTTTGTAACACCATTTTGACTATTCTTGTCAGAATTGTCAACTGCGATCGGAGCGGGAGGCCGAGCCGCGTTAGCAGCCTGAGTCGTGACTCCGATGGCGGGAAGGAAGTTGTTGATACCCTTAGCCTGCTTCTGCATCTCCGTGAGATCCAGGATGGGCTTGATTTCGGGCTTGAAGGAGGGGTCATCCTCAACAAGTTCGTTGACACCGTCAAGAGCTGCGGACATTGCGTCGTATGCGGCCTTGGACATGTTGTCTCCAGCCTCAGCAACACGCTCACCGGTGTTCTCAATACCGATGGCTAGACCCTCCCCGACGTATCCACCAAGTTCCTTCATCAGTCGAGAAGGCGAGTGAATACCGAAGAAGTTCTTGACCTTGTTGTAGCCCTTCTTGGCAACAGAGACCATAGACTCACCGAAGCTCCAGGCCTTAGAGGCGAGACCGTCGGTCATACCGTCGACAATAGCCCAAGCAATCTCTCGACCAACCTTGTTGAATCGGTGAGAGTACTTGTTAATGGCGTCTCGAACACCCTCAAGGAGCTTGAGGACGGTCCACATACCCTTATCAATGATCTTCGGACCATTCCTGGCAATGCCATCCAGGAAGTTGAGGATAACATTCGTCGCGGCGTCAATCACCTTGCCGATGTTGTCGGCAATACCATTCAGGAAGTTTGCCAGAATGGTGGCACCCTTCTCGCCGAACTCATAGGCATGGTTAGCCAGCTCGGTTAGCATCGCCTGGATCAGGATGAACAACGAGGCCACAATACCGGGAATATTGACATTAATAGCGTAGATGATCGCTCCAAGCAATGCACCCATAGCCACTGCCAGCTCCGGAGCTTTGGCTCCCAAGGTGATAATGAAGTTGGCAATGGCATTAGCGAAATCAATGGCTACCTGAGGAAGGATCGCCGCCAGCTGTTTCAGACCCTCGGTTAGAACCAGGAAGGCCGCCGCACCAGTGGTAGCACAGATACCCAGAACTGCGGCAAAGGCTGCCATGCCGATCGAGATCGGAAGTAGGGCTAGTCCTAGTGCGAGTAGGGCTGCCGTAAGGATAATCATACCGACAGCGAAGTACTGCGCACCAGCTGCTGCAGCCACTAGGATCAGCATACCGCCAGCAAGAGCAATCAAGCCAATAGCCAGTTGGGTCCAGGTGATTCCTGACAGGGTCTTCATTGCTGAGGCCAGGGCCAGGAATGCGATAGAGGCGATACCTAGCGCAATTCCACCTTCCTTGAAGGCGTCTGCCGCGGCCATCGAGATCGCCAGAATAGCGAGACCAGCCGCGAGAGCTATAAGTCCCTTAGCTAGCGTCATGATATCCATGTTGCCAAGGATAGCCACTGCACCAGTCAAGACAATAACCGCCGCAGACATGGCGATAATCGCGGCGGCACCACGAGCATTGGCTCTGCCTGCAATTGCCATTGCTACGGATAGCTCAGCAATAATGACACCCAAAGCAATGACGCCCTGGAGAAGCTTGCCAGTGTCCATCGTACCAAGCATCCATATAGCCGCCACAAGGATGTTACAAGAGACAGCCAGCGATAGAAGAATCGCAGCGCCCTTACCCATGAAGGGATCCTTACTAACGACCATCATGAACCCAGACAGAATCGCCACAACCGCAGCGAGTGTTACGACCCCCTGGATAGCCTTACCGGTATCCATGGATCCAAGCGTGTATACTGCTAGAGACAGAATAACACAGGATGCAGCAAGAGCAAGAAGAATTCCAGCGCCCTTCTCGACCCCCTTGGTGGCAGCCATCTTGGTCATGAACTCCTGCATGGTCATCATCAGGATCTTCATAGCAGCAAGGCCGACCACGGCGCCCTTGAGGTCCATTCCGGCAAGAATTCTGACAGCTGTCGCCATCAAGATCATGGCTGCGCCCATAGCGATGAGCATAGCCACAATACGAACGCTGTCATTCTTGAAGGCCACCATCTTAGTCATGGACTCAAGCATGTCATCCATCATCTTGAATAGGAACTTCAAGACCGCAAGAGTGACTAGTAGCTTTGGCGCAGGGACCAGAGACATCAGAATCAGCGCACCCGCAAGAACTCCGAGGGCAATAGCGATCGTTAGGAGAGCCTTAGCCTTAACCTTCTGCTCGAATGCCTCGAGGACTCCGCCGAGCTTATCGAAGACGTTACCGAGCTTGTCAGCAACATTTCCGATCTTGTCAAAGTTCTCCTTAAAGGAGTTGATCCATCGAGTAAAGGCGATAAGCACTCCTCCGCCAATGGCCCCGACAAGGATCTTGCCCATGTCATAAGACTTGAGGTTGGAGTTCGCTTGACTCATCGCGGTACCGATAGAGCCGAATGCGTTCTTTGCGCCCTCCTTCACCTTGGGGGCGAAGGTGTTAACGACAAAGTCCTTGAACTCGACGAACTTCTGCTTGATAGTGTCGAAGAGTTCCGGAAGGTGTACGGCTTGAGCGACCTGCTTAATGTCCTCAAACCACTTCTTGAGGAAGTTCTCCTTGGCGGCCTGACCAGTTTCCTTAGCAGCCTGGGCTGCGGCGGTTCCAACCTCGGAGACAGCACCAGCCGCCTCCTTAGCCTTAGCCTTGACCTCGCCGTGGCCGTTAACCCAGTCGCGGAAAGAGACGGCTACTTCCTTGACCTTACCACCGATGTCGGAGAAAGCCTTACCAAGGTGGTCCCAAACACTACTATTTTGAATAGTATTCCATGTATCGACAAGCGCATCCTTCAGCTCAACAAGTTTCTCCTTGAGCCACTGAACCTTCTCGGAAATCCTGAGCTTGTTACCGAGTTCATCGAACTTAGATCCGAGCTTCGAGACAATCGCCTCAGAAGTGGTCATGTTACTCAGGTCGAAGCCCTTGAAATAGTCAGACAGAGCTGACTTTCCAGAGGTGAGTTTCGCCTTCAGCTTGTCGCCGACAGTCTGACCAAACTCGTGAAGCTTATTCTTGGCCTTGTCGATTCCGCTGTGGATAGAGTCCATAGCTGCGGAGAACTGCTGGCCGACAACCGAGTTCTTTAGAGCATCTTTGACGAGACCAAACTTAGAAGAAAGTCCCTTTAGCGCATTGGCCGCCCCGGTTACCTTCCCTCCGAAGTCGAGCCACATGATGAAATCATGGATCTTGTCTACAACCCACTTAATGGCTTTACCGAGTAGATCAATCGGTGGAAGAAGCAGCTTCAGTAGCTTTCCACCGAGGTCCAACTTGGTGAACCACTGATCGAACCAGTAGATCGCCTTGCCAATTACCTTCGTAATCTGGAATACGCCAGAGTTGATCCCTGTGAACGCTGGGAATAGTGCGCTGATAATGTGTGAGGCGACCGTGAAGATGACTTGAGCTACCTCGCCGAGGATGGTGGCGAAGATATGGAAGATCGAGAAGACCCCTGTGAACGTCCACTCAAGCTTCTCGGCAAAGTTGTTCGTGATGATGAGCTTAGATGTGAAGTTCTCAAACGCCTTGGTGATGCGAACAAGACCTTCGGCACTAGCATTCATGAATACTCGTCGGAAGGCAGTTCCGATCTGTCCGAGAACTTTGACGATGGCCCAGAAGATATTGGCCAGACCCTGAACGAGGGCGGTGCGTCCGCCAAGGTCCTTCCACATCTGGAGGAATCCGTTTCGCGCGTCAGCGCTGGACTTAATAACGCCACCGAGCCAGTCGCCAATAGACGTGAAAAGGACTGACGCCTCTTCGAAGTCACCAAATAGGATCTCGAACGTCTCGGCCCATCCAGAGCCAATAGCTTCCTTAGTAGTGTCAACTAGCTGACTAAACGTTCGAATCTTGGTGGCGGCGTCGAAGGCACCCTGAGCAAACTGCTTAAGTTTATGCGCCTGCTCCTCAGAGTAACCCATCTCAACGAGCTGAGCCTCAGAGAGGTCATTCGTTAGGGCAGTAAGGGTGGTCGTCATGACCTGGGCAGTAAGCCAGTCTTCCTTCAGGGATTCTCGGAAGTTCCCATCCTTAGCAATAGCCTCATCATAACCAGTACCCATCATTCGGGAGGTCTCGATAAGGGCATTCCTGAATGACTCACCGCCCATACCTGCCTGGACTAGCGAGTTCCAGTCCTGAAGGTGGACTGCGCCAGCCGCGATAGCCTGCGAGAGCTGGGTGTATGCAGTTGCTGTCTGCTGGGCAGTTGAACCTGAGGCCGCTGCGAGGTTAGACAGACCCTTAATTGATGCCACGGATGTCTGAAGATCGACACCAGCTGCGGTGAACAGACCAATGGCGTGAGTCATGTCGCTGAAGCTATATACCGTCTTATCAGCATAGGTGTTCAGCTCAGCCAGGGAGGTCTTAACCTCGCCGAGGGTGGTCCCCTTCTCGACTGTGTTGGCCATAATGGTCTGAATGGCTCTCATTTTGAGCTCATACTCATTAAAGCCATCTTTGATGGTTCCGATGAAGCCGGAGACCACGCTTCGACCCGCGTTTAGTGCTGCGACACCGATTCCGCCGAATGCAGTTACGGCAAGACCCTGCATGACGGTCATGTTCTTGCCGATATCGAGGGCCTTCGTGGCCAGATCGCCTAGAGTCGTATTCTTAGCTATCTCGCCGATCCGAGAAAGACCGTCTGCAGCCCCCTGCATCTTCAAGGAATCCTTGAGTCGGTCCATGCTGGACGCGGATTCCTTGATTGCGGACAAGAACTGCTTGTTGTTCATCTTGAGCGAGACTACCCGCTCATCAATAGTAGCCACTACTTAGTGACCTCCTTCCAGGCCTTCTTCGCTATCTTGTCGAATACGGGCCTGATAGCGGGGTTGATGTAGTCTCGGCCGACGACATACCCGCCATTGCGGGTTCCGTGACCATATTGCAAGATGACGGCGATATTTACGCCGTTGTTTACGTGTGAGTTTGTCCAGGTGATTTGCCAGTTGTTGCCGGTTCTCGTGACTTCGTAGTTCCAGCTAGCTGCCGTCTCGCCCGACCTGGAGGGGGTCGCCGCCTTGAGAGCAGAAACCCCCTCCTTGCCGAACTGATTCATGATCAGAGCCAGGTCTAACTTCGTCATTCTGTCAAACCAATTCCTTGTGAGTTTCCAGTCTCCCTGGCTCTCGATCGTAATCATGATTCTCCTAGACTAGAGATTCGGAGTAGATGTTGGCCACTCCAGAGACCATACATCCGATGGCGCCCTTGGCCATAGCCTGGTCATAGGCGTCTCGGGTTGGGCAGATGTGCCCCCATACCGGCTTGCCGAGTCCGGTAGTTCGGTTCCAAACCTCATCGCTGGCATCGAAGGACATACCGATGTAGTCCCATGGCTTGTGCCACTCGTTGATCCGGCCATCAGTTACCTGATCTGGATACGAGTATCCCCAGCACTTCCAACCATCGGCCTTCCACTGGTTAGCAAGCCATCCAGCATCGATTGAGAACTTCCAGATGATTCGCCCATGGGCATCAGCCGGGAAGAACTTCTTTAGATCTTGCCACTGGGCGGCAGAATACTTGGGGTCGAGTACCGTGATGTGACTTGATCCGTAGGCGGCGAAATACTCCTCGACAGTCATAAATGGCTCGCCGATGGTGGTGTACTTCTTGATCTCCGCCCATGTCATCTCGGTGACGGGGGTATCTGGAGCCGTCTTATCCACACGCTGGAGGGTTCGATCGTGGTTAAGGAACCACACGCCGTCCTTCGTTTTCTGACAAGACACCTCTAGCGCGCCTGCGCCGTACATTACAGCATTGGTGTATGCGCGCATAGATGCCTCGGGCCAGCTGACTGATCCACCTCGATGGGCGATCAGGAAGCCGCGAGTGTCCATCATGGTGTGTATATCAGAGTATCCTCTTGGTACGGCACGCATGGTAGACGGTTGTAGTTCTCCATTCCAGTATACAAATACCGGGTTGGAGCTTCCAGAATCGGTAATCTCTATACCCGGAACAACTACGGCTGGAGGTTCTGGATTCTCTTCCTCAAGTTCTACCCAGGCATAAGCCTTAGCGCCGTACGAATCCTTCACTGACGAAGCCAGTGCTCCGATGGTCATCGACCACGAGGATCCTCGGTTACGTTTACCGCCTCTAGCGATTGGATCGGTACCTGGGGGATACCATACTGGTTCATCTCGAGAAGATGGTGCGTGATATTGTACGGCTACTAGATTTTTCTTGGTCTTATCGAGAGTGGGAATACCTGGTTGCCAGGTATGTATCTTATACTTGGATGCCCCGCCGATCGAGAATAAGACAAAGTTCTCTCTAGCATTGGTGGCGACATCACTATTGAACTTGAAGTCGCCATCAAGATCAGCTTTTGTAGCCCGTTTTACAGCTACATACCCAGATCGCCCACCGGCGTCACGGTTGTATTGGAAATCCCAGCCAGCAGGAGGTCTGGCTTTGGTGTCTCCAAACTGTGAAGCATAGAATACAACTATAAGGTCGCCGATCTCAGCACCGGTACTTTGTAGCGAAGTAGTACCAAAACCATTAGCCTCAGATCCGCTACCAGTAGCTAAGTGGACATGCAATCCTGGCTTAGGCGTCTCATAGACGTTGAAGTTATGGATAGTAATGTCTTGAGCCGTACCCGGAACCGCAATGGATGGCGTCCACATTGGATAGGCGTTATTTGGAAGCTCGAAGTCGAACTTGATCGCCGCATTAGTACCGCCCCGGATATTCCAGGTGGTGATGAAGTCCTGTTTATCGGTCTTCTGTTTGTTTGCCAGGAACCAGTTCGCTCTCATGGCGAGCTGGGTATCTCTATCCGCCGTATACGTTATCTCGACCGTCCACTTACGATCACCGACGGTATAGGCAGCACTCTCGAATGGGGTGGAGCTGGATCCCTTTCGGATCAGTCGTCCATCCCCTACTCGAGCGCCGTTACCTCCCCACCAGGCTCCAATTACTGGGAATACGCTAGCCATTACTTGGCCCGCCTAACAATCACCGTCCCGGACGGAGTCCCAGCCGGTACAGGATCGTCGGGTCCGAGGACAATCATCTTCGGAACCTCGGGAATCTTGAGGTTGTCGACCTTCAGCTTGAGCTTCAGATAACCCTTGAGCCACGGAATGATCAGCTCACGGATCTCGGCGCCCGGAGGGTTCTCGTAAGGGTTGCCAACTGGGTGCCACTGGCCACCATTTTGAGGATCCTCAACCAGGAAGCCGTCGGTGACGTAGAGGTGGCTGATCGCGAGGTTGTCCGCCTTGTCGAAGACCTTCTGGTAGTTCTCAGAGGTGACCGAGTGTACCACTGCCCACCAGCGAGTGGACGGATAGGCCTTCATGTGGTCTGGAAGAATGGGCGAAGTCGGATTCTCCTCGAGGAACTTCGCAGCTGTCCCCTCAAACATCATACAGACGTCAAAGTCGAGGTCGCATACCGCCTGCGAGATGTTGGATCCTGTGTTGATGGCGATCACGAAGTCGATACCATTCTCACGGCGGATCGTGTCAATCAGATCCTTATACCATGGAAGCCGATCCTTCCTAGCATCCCAGCCGTTTATGACTTCATCAAGGAATACGCCCTGAACCAGGTCACCATACCAATGCTTAGCCCGCTTAAGCTGCTCAAGGATGTACTCCTTAGTGAACTTAGCCGCATTGGGAACACCTCGGTTATCCTCAGCATCGGGATTGATGGCCGCTCCATACTGAGTCTTGATGTAGAACAGGAGTTTCTTCGCTCCCGCACCGAGAGCCAGCTCGCCCTGCTTCTGGAAGTCTACCTCTTGCGCCTCCCAGTCTCCGCTATTGCGGTTAAGGATTACGTATCCAAGGTTGTCACGGAACTTCAGTGTCTGAGCCCACTTGGAGAACTGCCCAGGCTTTCCATCCTGGTAGTAGTCAGGCCAGTAATAGGTCACTGGCGAGTAGTACCTGGCACCGTTCTTGAACGGGTTGGTCTGTCGGAGTGCGTCTTCGACGTCAGCCTTCTCGCCGTATGTCCGAGCCGCTTCCGCCTTGGTGAGGTAGTTATCGAGCTGTGGAGTTACAGCATCTTGCCCGGCGGGGCCGCGCTCTCCTGCAGGTCCAGCGGGTCCAGGAGGACCCTGAGGCCCGGGGGGTCCAGCGGGGCCTGTCTGCCCGGCGTCACCCTTTGGTCCAGGTTGACCGTTTGCTCCGGCTGGGCCAGGAAGTCCGTTATCGCCCTTAGGTCCGGGAGGACCCTGGACTCCTTGTTCTCCCTTAGGTCCAGGGGGACCAGCAGGTCCTTCGGGGCCAGGTACCGGGGTTCCTCCAGCTCCACCACCAGCAGGTCCAGGGGGACCCTGAAGACCTCGGGGGCCTTCCGGTCCGGCGGGTCCACGTTCACCAGCATCGCCCTTAGGTCCAGGAGGGCCAGCGGGACCGGGGTCACCCTTAGGTCCGCGAGGGCCGATGGGACCAGGGGAACCAGCCCCTCCACCACCTCCACCGCCGAACGGAAGCGGTGAGATCTCTGATGTGGGATCGGCGGACATGATGTCAATAGTTCCACCCTGAGTCAGAGAAACGTGCTTGACGATGTCAAACTTGGGGGAATCGATGTAGATAGTGTGGGTCCAGGCGCCAGAGGGGGTTACTCCAGCGCCCGGAGCCAGCACCTCAACGTTGACAGCGCCAGCCTGGTCTGTCCGAACCATGTGCTCGCGCATCGAGACTGCGGCACCTTCAACGGTAGCCGTAGCGCCCTTCACGTCAGGAACGATTCGGACAAGAGCCCGACCATTCTCTCCTCCGGGAATAGTTCCCGTTAAAGTACAGTATGGCGCTGCCATTTTGAGCCTCCTACGGCTGTTCGGCCCTGTCGAGCAGGGCATTCACCTTGGTATTTGTCTCGGCGCCGTATACGCCATCGACCTCCGCGCCGACTGATGCCTGAACGGCCTCAACTGTCGCATCGTGAGCCTCCTCAGAAGCGTCACCCCAGACTCCATCCTGCTCAGTACCAACAACGGACTGCGTGAAGGCCACGCCGAAGGGGAAGGTCTTACCGCCCCACTCGGAAGCCGCGGCAAGAGCATAGCAACGAGACCGAGTGTTCGGACCGGCGACGTTGTCGGGGGTAGCCCGGACTGCACGCTGCAGAGCGCGGATGTCAGCGGGGCCAGCAGGAGCCGTGTTGCTCGGAGAGTCGGTGTATGCAGGTCGGATCACGTAAGCGATCGACTGATTGCGGACACGCCGCCAAACACCGTTCCCAGCAGACTGAGAGCCATAGCTGCCAGACGAGGTGTTCCCCTCAATCGTCTGGAGCGTGCCTCCGCCAAGGTTCTTCTCGACGAAGCCCACGTGGTCCGTGCCGCCGCCATCCCAGTCGTAGATGACGACATCGCCCGGTCGGGCGTCGTAAACCGATACGAAGTAAGCGTCAGGGTGCTGGCGGACCTTGTTGACGGTGTAGTCAGTGTTAAAGGAGAAGCCTCCAATAGCGTCAATCTGCCCGCACTCGTCCAGACACATGCTGACGAAGAGCATGCACCACCAAACAGAGTCGGACGGTCCAGCAAGCCACTGCTGACCAGTTCGAGCTGCCCAGTATCGGCCAGCCTCGGATCCGGGCTGAGGGTCGTCTGGTGCATAGTAACCAATCCTCGCTGCGGCGCGAGCGAGTACCTGATCTGCGACGCTCACTTCATCACCTCAGTAGTCTGGGACACGTGAATGTCCTTGTCTTCCATGGGATCAGTGCCGATGTGGGCCTGCGGAGCAAGCGCCTCCTCGGGAATGTCTTCGTGACTGATCATTGTTATCCCTTCGAGCCAAGCTTCGCTCGCCTGGCTCTGTTGAGTTCCCGGTTCCGTTCCATAATCTCGGACTGGGACATCTTCTTATCGGGCTGGTTCTTTTGGTTGCATACCCGAATGAGTGTGAGTAGTCGGTTGATGTGCCATGTCTCACACTCGAATGGGATCTGGCAAGCGATCATCCAATAGTATATCAACTCGGATGAGGTGTACTCGCCAGATCCGGACCCATCTCCGGTATCGCGGACTGTTGTTGCGGTCATCGTATCGGCCATGTAGGCACTGATACGCTCAACCTCGGATGGGGGAATCCTATCAAGGAGTGACGGGTCGTATTCTTCATCAGTGATCATACACTTGATGTAGAGGGCCATCTCCTCAGGGGTAACTTTGTCGTTACCGATAAGGTGCTTATGGGTGATTGACTCCCATTTTGACAGCGCGACCAGGTTGTGCTCCAGGTGCAGGACTCCGCCAGGCATGGAGACAAAGGTACCTGTCTCCTCGTCGAACCCGTCGAGATCCGGGATAGAAACTATAAGCATCGCAGGCACCGAGGGCCCAGGAGTCTAGGTCTCTGAGCCCCCGGTGTGGTATATCAGACTGCGAAGTGAGCCTTGATCTCGTCCGGCAGGAGGAGCTTGGGCTCGGTGGCCTGCGCCCCGCCCTGACCGGCGTCGGAACCGAACAGCTTGGCCTCGAGGGTCTTCAGCTTACCGGCGTCGACGTCCAGAGACGAAATGGTCAGCAGCGAGGTGGGCTTGGCACCAGACACGTTGACCGGCGTGGTGGACAGTTCCCAAGAGAAGGAGATCGCCTCGGGAGAGTCATTGACGGTCTTGTAACCCTTCTCAGAAGGAGAGGCCTTGCAGCCGTACAAGACGTGGAGCTTGTAGCCCTTGTCCTGACCCGCCACGTCGTCACCAATCTTGGTGCGGTAGACGAGACCGAAGGCGAGTCGGTCCTGCTGACCGATCTTGACGCCCTTCGTCAGCGTGGCGGAACCGTCACACTGCTCGAACTCATCGGGGTAGGTGTAGGCCTCGATAGTGGCCTTCAGCTTCTCAGCCGAGAGCATAGAGAGGTACAGAATGTTGTCGGCGTAGAGGTCAGTCGCCTCAGCGCCCTCGGGCTTCTCAGAGATGGCGGTGATACCATTCCAAGCAACGCCCTTGCCGTAGGTCTTCTGAGCCGGGTCGTACACATACAGTGCGCAGTGGTCGACACCAGTCTCAATACGGCGCTCACCGGTCTTATCCCAAGTGAGAGCTGCCATGTTAACTCCTAATAGTAGACGTCGAAGATGTCGTGATAGAGGTTATCCGCTACGAGTCGAGACTCATGGCGGCTGAACAAAAGGTCCTCGATCTTCGTTCGTGTCGGGTCCTCGGGATGACGGGCAATCAGAGTAACCTGGAACCTGTTTGCTTTGATATACTTGATGTTGTCCGCGTACATCGGATCACCCGGATGCCGCTCGTATACGATGCACGGATACGAGAGCTTCAGTGACGGGAGTGGTTGGTAATAGACCTTGTCCGACCCGAGGATCTCTACCAGCTTCTCATGGAGAGTTAGCCGTCGGTCCATTATACACCCCCGTCAACTCGAGAACCAGACGGGGGAACTTCAGTTCCACATAGGAGATTTTCCAAAGTCCCCCCATCCAGCGTACGTACTTGAGGTTCTGGATGTTATCCGTTAAGAACCCGTCAGCGATAATGCTGATCTGGTTGCTGAGGTTGATACTCCCCAGAACCTCATCGCTGGCACCAAAGCGGCGTGCTTCACGAAACACATCGCCATAGTACTGCTTCTCGACAATCTTGTCTTCCCAAATTCCCGGCTCAGTCTGGACCTGTGTGGCAAATCCTATCTCACCGAAGAATTTGGCCATGAGTCATCACGGCTCAGCGACGACGTTACCCGCCTCGGTCTTCCGCTCAACGATGATGGCCGACTTCGGGTGAGTCAGCGCACCGGAGAGACGGGTCTCCAGCAGATAGTGGTACTGGTTGAAGCTAATGTCGAAGTCCTCAGCCGCGAAGAGCTGACCACCCTTGTCCGCACCGATGGTGTAATCGGACATATTGACGATGATACCGAGGGCGTCGACAGTACCGTTCTTGGTGGAGGAGCGCTGCAGGCCCTTCATGAGCGGAACCTTGACGATCTTCGAGACGCCGACATAGTCGGCCAGCTCGGAGACGCTGCGGAACAGACGGTGACCCATCTTGTCCTTGAGCAGCAGGATCTCGGTGACCATGTGGGGCTCAGCGAACCAGGTCGGGTTACCAGCACCGTCGTAGTCGTCCATAGCGCGGACGATGGAATCCAGGACGTCCTCGGTGGTGGTCTCCTTGGCCAGGACGACGCGAGGAGCGTAGAGGCTGTCCTCCTTGTAGATCGGGCGGATGCAGTCCTCCTTGATCTTGTCATTGGAGGAGGCCTGGCGACCATCACCGATGAGGACGGCCCGACCGAGCTCCTCCTCAAGCATGATCTTCATCTCGCCGCGGATGTAAGAGACGACATCGAAGTCAGTGATGTCAAGGATGTCATCCCTATCCAACCTCTGCTTCTTATAGATGGTGGTCGGCGAGGTAACACGCTGCAGCAACGTGAAGACCTCGTCTTCCTTCTTATTGCCCTTAATGTAACCCCGGGCACGGGCCTCGTCGGCCGTGATGTCAGCGAAGCGGGTGCGAATGCGGGAGAAGGGGGAGTGCTTAGCAGCGCCGACGACGGAGTTAACCCAATCGGTCTTGCGCTTGATGAACTCCGGCTGGTTCCACAGATCCTTGGCCTCCGGGAAGAGGGTCTCGATCTGCTTGATGCCGTAAGCGTCGGCGTGGGCCAGGATGGCCTGCTTCAGGGAGCCGCTGGAGCGAGCGTCCTCGAAGATGGTCTCGACCTGGGCGTGAGTCAGGACGGGGAGCTCCTCGGTGGTAGCGGAGCCCTCAAACACGTTCTTGTGAGCCATAGTATCCTCAGTTGTGTCGGAATGGGCGGTGTCCTCGGCCTCTTCGGTCTCAGACTCCTCCGCCTCTTCATCTACGGAATCGACGAGCTGCCCGACGATGGCATAGACCGCCGTCTTCTGCTCCTCAGTCATTCCATCGAAGATCTCCCCGAGCGTGGGGTCGTCCTCGTCGCCCTCAGCCTCATCGGCCTCAGGCTCCTCCTCAGCGTGCTCGACGTCGTCCGTCTCCTCCGCCTCGAAGTCCTCATCCTCGTCCTCGACGTCATCACCGTGCGAGACGAAGTCCAGCTGTGCATCCGTGTAGATGACAGCCTCGATCTCATCGCCGTCGTCACCATGCTCGATGGAGACCTGGTCGATGAGTGCGCCAGGGTTAGCGCCGCGTAGCACCAGGCTCACCTCAACGAGCTCGCCGTGGACAACGTCGTTGCCCCGAGCCCGAACGTGGGTGGCGTAGATACTCATCGCCTTGATGTCGCCGTTCTTGACCATCTCTCGAGCGGTCCGGCCACGGTCGGTGTTGTTGAGGTGGGCGTAGGCGTAGACGCCGTCCTCACGAACCTCGAGGTCGGCATGCCCGAGGACGTTCTCGACGTCACCGTGCTTGTGCTGCCAGACCAGAGGTACAGTCTTCCCATCATACGCCGCGAATGCCCCGTGTCGGATGACCTTGTTATCCGAGCACCGAACATCGTTCTTCGTGGCGTAGCCAGAGAAATCGCACTTAACTGCCATTTTGACTACTCTCCATCAGTTCGGAAATTGGTACCTCCGATGCAGGGACTTCGTCGACCGGCTCTTCGCCAGGCGGCTGTTCCTCGCCCATCGGATTGATGTTGGAGTTCACCAACTGGTTTGCCGTCTCGTCTTCGGACTGGGCCCAGCCGAACTTCGGACGAAGCTCATTGGCCGTACCAATCTCGTTACGCTTGACGGAGTCGACCAGCTTGGACATCTCCTCCAGCGGGACGTTGAGGAACGGATCCTCGATCGCCATGATCCGCTGACGCTGCGTTCGGGCAGTCTTGGTGAGGAAAGTCCTGGTGATGGCATCCGTGATCGCCTTCAGAACTGGACGAACCGTTCGGTTCTGGTAGTTCAGCATCTGTCGAGCATCAGCCTTGCCAGTAAAGACATCCTCGGTCATTCCGAGCTGGTTGTACAGCTGGGTGGTGAGCCACTGAATCTGGCTCATGAGGTTGTTCTCGGAAGGTCGGTTCAACTGGGTGATTCGCTCCGCACCATCGGTGTAAGCGATACCGTACTGAGACCCAGCGAGCTGTTCCTCAATAGCCTTGCGTCTGGCTTCTGCCTGCTGCTTCTTCAGCTCAGTCTTGACGACGTACGGAAGCTGAATGATGATGTCCAGCTTACCGGATCCCGACTGCTTATCGATGGCATCCAACAGGTGGAGCTTCTGCGTCAGTCGCTGCAGTGTCGAGTTCGGAGCATTCATCACGCTGTACAGAGGATTCTGTACGACCGCAACAAACTCCTTCTCGAGAGTCAGCTGTTCTCGCTGTCCAGTCTGGTCGTTGTAGACCTCAACTCGAACGTGGCGAGGATACCAGTTTAGGATTGTGCCGACTCGCATAGACTTGATATCGTAGCCCTGAGTCAAATCTGGGCTGACATCTGTATCTACTGGAACGATCGCTACAGCGCCCTCTTCGAAGAGCGTGAGTACCAAATCCTGGAAGAACCCCTGGCCGGTCTGGTCGATGTTGGCGCTCAGAGACAGGCAATCATCAAGGTAGCTACGGTAGTAGCTCTTTAGGTTGCCATTATCGTCAGTCTTGACGTGTCGAATAGGAACATTCGATACATCGATAGCAATCTGGTTATAGATGCTCGTGACGATTGTCTGGTCGCCGACGACAGGTCGGTAATTCAGGTTTGGATTACCGAATGTCCACGAACCGTACTCCGGTGTGAAGTTCTTCTTGTCCGGGGATTTTGAAAACGCATTCCATGCGTGAGCTAGTCGATCACTAAGACCCATTTCACCTCCTCGCTCATTCGAATGCCTCCTTGTTGATCTTGTATGCCACGAAGGCATCCATCAGAGCAGCCACTGAGTCGATCTTCTCTTCCGAGCGTTTCTTCAGTAGCTTCCGGTTTCCGTTGGTATCCTCGAGAGTCACGCAGTTCCCCATAGTAAAGGACATGAGTTCCTGGTCGAAGATAAGAAGGCGCTCCGAGGCCAGCTTCTTCAGCTCCCCGAGGGGTACTGATTCTGTCCGGGCTCCCTGAATGACCTTCTCAATACCGTACGGTCCGTTCTCCTGTTCCCATCGAGTTACGAACTCCTTGGCATTGTACGGGTCGAACCCAAACGCCGAGACGTCGTACTTCTGTTCGTCGATGTAGAGGTCCAGATCTTCATAGACCTCCATCATATCCAGAACGGTCCCCTCCATGACTCGGAGGCTTCCTTCTTGGATGAACTCGTCATACTTTTGGCGTAGAGCGCCCGGCAACTTCATGAGCGTCAGCTCAGAGATGTATGCCAGCGTCTTTACGCCGAAAGCCTGATTCCGGAGTGGGAACAGGAAGGTGAATGCACAGAAGTCATCACCCTGGGACAAGTCGGCGCCCATAGCGCACTGCATATTCCAGAAGGTGTTCTTCCTGTGCGGGATTGTCTCCTCGTAGGTGAAGAAGTACGTGTATCCCTCCATGGGGATACCGAACCTCTTAGCGAGGATGTCGTTTCGAGCGGCAGGTGCTTGTTCCATGCGCTCGACGTCCTGCTGGTACCGATCATAAGAGACAGTGATGCCGATGTTCGGCTGGGCTTTCACCCACATAGCAGGATCTGCTACTTCCTTGATGTCGTCAAGGCGGTAGTAGAAGATTGAGATGTGAGGGGCGATGTATTCACCCTTCAGGATTTTGAGCAACTCCATCTTCATGGTGTCGCCCACCGCATTACGGATGGTTCCCTCGGATGATACGGCCAGAATGACCGGGTCATCGATCTTCGAGGCACCTTGTTCGAGCGCACCGACCACGTCCTCGCGGATGTCGCCGGAAAGCCACTCATCTACCGTACAAACCTTGGGTCGAAGACCCTGTAGCTTGTCGATGGACATGGGGCGGACCTCGAGAAGAGATCCAGTGAGGAAGTTCTCCACACCTTTCTTCGTAGCAACCAGTTTCTGGCGGTTAGCCCTCGCACCGGTTGTATTTTGAATGGATCCCTCAGTCAGGAACTTGTACAGCGGACCTCGGGCTCGGGTGATGGCTGTCCGGAATGGACCCATCACCTCTTCAGCCTGCTTCATTGTCGGAGCCGTAGCAATCTGATGTGTCGTCGTAGTGTCAATCACCATGAAGTAGTTCTGGATAAGAGACATATACATCGACTTAGCTGCTCCACGAGCAACGATCAGATACTGCTTGATTGTTAGGCGCTTCTTTACTGTTTTGGTCTCATATCGACCGCCTACTCCGTCCTCATATGGGACGAAAACCTGACGATCCTCGAAATAGTACCAGCCAAGGAGCTGTTCGGCCCAGAGCTTGAAGCTGTCGAGCAAATGGAGGTCGGCTCCATCGGACAGTGTGAGCTCGTTCTCGCAGTAAGCGATAAAGCCCTCTACAGCCTTGTCGTCGTAGTAGTATTCTGGGTTTGCAATAAGAGCATCAATGCGATTCATCTCACATGAGATCTCTTCGCATACCGGAATCTCGCCTCGGATGACTGCATCACGAAACTGCCCGTAGTATTTTGGTACTGCGGTGTTCGAGAGCATTACTTAGCTGTACTCCCAGGGTTGCGCGGATAGCGCTTCTTCTTGGGTGAGGGCTTAGTCTGCTTGTACGACTTCGGCTTCTCGATCTGCTTCGGCTTAGCTGCCTGCGGGAGCTTCTTACGGTCGGGACCGCCAGTAGAGTTATACGTCTTATGTGCCTCTTCCGCGACAACCGACGCTGCCTCAGCCGCTTCCTTAGCCTTCTCTGCTGCCTTCTTCAGGGTCTCTCCGGCCGACTTTCCAGTCTTACCAGGATCGAACGACTTATCGAAGGCCGTCTTCATGGCCTTGGTTGCTGCGTACGTGCCAGCCTTAGTCAGAGAGTTCTCGAGGATCGATCGAGTGACTTCACGACCTCGAACCAGGTGGCGATCGGCCTTGAGCTCCCGATAGCGTTTCTCTTGCTCCAGCCGCTTAATTCTGGACTGAAGTTCGGAGTCGCTGATCTTCTTGTATCCTCGGTTTGCGAACTTCTTTCGAGCCTTAGCATCGGCCTTTGCCTGCTTCTTTCCGGCAACTCGTTGGTCATGGGCCTGCTTAGCCTTCTGTACCTTGGCCGCTCCAGTTCGGGCGGTCTTGATAGTCGTCTTGGTCGCGTTGGCGGTGAATCGTCCGCTCTTCTGGATGGCTTTAATGGTGGCCTTCCGACCAGCACTAGCCTTCTTGCGGATGACGCCCCATTTCTGGCCTTTTACGCCGTGGTGAATGAGGTCTTCTACCTCCGCTTCCCCTCGGTCTGATAGATCAGTCGCCATGCTGCCTCCTCGATCAGCTTCTGGTAAGCCTGAACCAAGAAGGAGTTCCCCGGTGGGTCGAAGAACAGCTTAACCTTCATGGCGATGTAAGATTTGATTGCCGCTTCGTCGTCGATTGAATCAAAGACAGTCCAAGCGGTATCTTTCTCAATTGGGGTGTCGCATTTTGGCCCCAATTGTGCGAGATCCATCCGCGCAGTGTTGATATGCATCAGGATCTGGTCATCGAAGGCATCATATCCCGGCATGATGCCGATTGCCTTCTTAGTATCTTCAAGAATGGTTCCCATTAGATCCTCCAGGGAGCTTGATCATTCGGTCGACGCTCAACAACTCGTGGTGTCAACCTCGATCGGTCTCCGAAGTGTATCGCGTTGTGGGTATTCTTGGTTGTCGTGATGAGAAACTCTGGCTCGAGGATGTCTGGATTGAATTCCTCGAGATCTTTGGGCTGAATCGGATTCATGTGGTGGATTAGCGGCATGTATCTGATGTCAAGTCCCTCGATCCCGAGGTCACAGGCTTCATCTCGAGCCAGAACAAAGTTCCTGACCTTCTTCCACTCCGTTGAGGTGTAGAATCTTTGGTTCAGGTAACGATCGAAGCCAAACGTGGCTGTACCGACTTGCCCGGTGAGAGCCAGGTAGTCAAACCGCTCCTCAAAGGTCTCGAGGCGCGCCAGTTCAGTATACGTTCGTAACATCTCCCGCTCCAGAGTATGTACGGAAGGCTTCGATGGCTTCTTTGGCAATCTTCTCGGCTTGCTCAGCGCTGACAAGCGCCGTCTTCTTCGCCTCGAGGAGTGCTGTTTCGTTCCTCAGCTTCTCTACCTCCAGCTGTTCTCTTGTGGAGGCAAGCTTGAGGTAGTGATTCACCGTGGTTGCCGGTGCTGTACCCTCTCGAAGCTGCTTCTCAGCAAGCTCAAGCGCCAGATTGATCATTTGCGCTTCGCGTTGCTCTACAGTTCGAGCGGGTTTAGAGGGTGTTGCGGCCCTTTTACCCATAGTTGCTCCTTAGATAGAGGGCGTTTGGGGCCAATTGAGGGCTAGATTCTAGGGCCCGTTGTGAGCGAGACCAGCAGGAAGAAAGGAGCACACGAGAAACTTCCTGTGGGCCCTAGAACCTAGTCCCCAATTGGCTTTCCAAATATCCCTCCGGGGAAAATATGGAGGGGGCGGCGATGAGGGTGGGGGGCTCAAATTGCGAACCCCCCTCCCCCGGTGTCGTCGAAGAAATTTTTATTTTTCAATCATCGATCTCAAAAGTTTGATAGAAATTTGTTCCATCAAGATTGAGAATTCGATCAATTGCATTTTCAATTTCTTCGATTTCAAGTTCTTCACTTAACGAATCACTTGTTGTGCATAGCCTAGCCACCAGGCCACAGGTACCGTAGCCGTGGGCCGTGTCAAAAGCAAACCATTCGTCCCATGAAGTTCTTGGATCGTAAGGATTGTCCACTGTGGACAGCATCCTAGCCATAGTAGACCTCCTCAGAGAGGCCCTGTGAGAGGGTGTGTACCATGGTGTGGTCAGCCCTCCTCTAGAGCACGGTGTACAGAAGTTGTTGAAATTCCCAAAGCTTCAGCAATCTCAGCAGCAGTCTTACCTCTACTACTCATAGCCTTGGCTCTGGTCACCATGCTGGACGATACCTTAGGCTGGGACCTAGGTGTAGCCAGTTCCCTCACTACTGATTCGTCAGCAAGTTCAAGAACCTTGTTCAAGGCAGCCTGTGAGACAGCACCTTCCTGGATAGCCTGCCACTCTCGAGGAGTGATAGCGAAAGGCTTCTTACCAGCCCCCGTTCTTGAACGGGCCTCGGCTAAAGCCTGGCGCCGGGCTTTCTGGAGACGCTCTTTATCATTGGCAAGAGTAGGATCAGCCTGCTTCTTAGCCCTAATGACCGCATCTGCCAGGACCTGTGCCTGTCTTTCCCTGGGTTTATTCCGGAGGGCCTCGTTAACTTTGGCCTTGAGGGACTTAACTTCAGGGGCATATGTCTTGGAGGCCTGGGGGTTCTTTCGAACAGAGGGGATAGCAAGCGTAGCCTTACGAGCTTCGTTAGCCATAGCCTTCAGTTCGTTGGAGTGATTGGCATAGACCGTTTCGATAGCACTCCCGTTCTTAGAAACGAGGGAGTATGCATCATGGGTCTCGGCCAACTTAGTAGACTTCTCTGTACGAAGCACAGTCTTACCATGCTTGTCTACATAAGTAGCCCCAGTCTCTTCATAGACCTTGCGTCCTGTCCGCTTATCGATAGGCCCACCCTTTGAAGCGGACCGGGCTTTTCTTTCAGCAACACGCTTCTCGGAAGAAGCACGGCTGATAAGAGTAGAAGCCCCAGCATTCGCCTTACCCTGGTATTTCTTCTTGAGGGCGGCAATACCATTATCGATCTCTGACTGCTTATAGTTGAGCTTGTGCTTCTCAGCATCAATCACAACCATGGAGTGTCGAACAGCCCGGGCAATCTCAGCCTGGTTGGCACCACCGATTGTCATGTCGGTGATCAGGTTTGAAACCTCACCCATCTTCATCTGCTTCTGCTTAGAAGTCATGGGCTTCATTCCAGGGTATGCCGGATACATAACCTTTGGGTCGAAGTCCTTCAGCCCCTTAAGAGCTGGTGAGGTCTTGACCTTTCCACTATTGTTCGGAATACACAGAACAGAGTCGCCATCGAAGTCAGCACCTGACAGTCGTTCCGCAACCTTGGGGTGAATCCCGATTGCGTCCTTAACCTTAGTCCCTATTGCTTTTCTGGCATGGGGGTTTTTATTATTGACTGTCAGTTCAGGGATCTCGAATCGTCCGCCGTGAGGGTGACGAACAAGAACAACCTTCTCCCCATGTTTGAAGTTGGGGGCGTAAACCTCCGTGGTCTTCATCTTGGGTACGGGAAGGATTACCTGGCTGGCCTGTCGAGGAAGAGCAGCGGCCTTCAGATCCACAGCATCAGAATCCACTGAGTCTGCGAAAGACTGCAGCAGCTTCTTCTTGACGGATGGATTCGTCAGAGCCATGATCTCTTCGAACTCGGCACGGCGCTTGTCTCGAACCTTCTGCAGCTGCTGCTTAGCAAGAGAGACCGGCTGCTTCGAGAGGAACTGGGAGCTCAAGGTCTTTGACCAATCGCCCCAAGTACCCTCATCGTTGACGATGTTCATCGCCGATAGCTTCTTCTTGCCGTGGGCATCGGTGTAGTGAAGCTGCTTGCGAATCACCGAACCGAATGGGTTCGAAGGATCCCCAGTCTGCTTCTTGAGGGCGTCAAGCTTATTGCCGGTGGGGTTCTTGTTGGTGTTGAACCGGAGATCATATCCCTTAGGAATGTCATCCGAGTACATCGCCATACCTTTGAGGTAGTGCGTACCATCAACAGAGATACGAACCTGGGCATAGTTTGAGCCGCCGAGGGAGAGGTCTTTGACTCCTCGTCGAACCTCAATAACGCCGTCCATATCGGTACCACCCTCGTTTCCATAGCGAACCTTCAGTCGCTTGCTGGAAACTGCAGTGGGCTTCTCGATACCGTACACGGTACGACCCCGGTCCTCAATATTGACACCGGGGGCTTTAATTTCGCCCCGATTGGCCAGAACCGTCTTGTAGTCCATGCCCGGAGGAACCAGGACCTTCATTTCGGTGAATTTGCCAGTCGTCTGCTGCTGGACCTTCACCTTGTGGACGTGATAGCCCTCAGCCTCGAGCATGGCGGTTGCGGTCTTCATCTTGGTGCTCGTAACACCCATGTTGACCTCAACGCCGAGTCCGACGTCAAGGAGACCGTCCTTACCGACCTGCTTCTTGAGTTCCTTGGCAAGCGCCTCAGTGCTACCCGCCCTTTCTTTGAGGGTGGGGTCTAAAAGCGCTCGAACGGAGGACTCGTTGATACCCATACGACGACCAATGGCCGTGTTGGACATCCCCTTCTCCTTGAGCCGGGCCACCATTGCAACGTCAGCCTTACGCTTCTCGTTCTTAGCAATGGACTTCTGGGCTCGAAGCTGGGTGGTGGTCATTCCAAGGCCCTTGGCGATCTCGGTCTCAGAGAGACCTTTAGCCTTTAGGTCCTTGATGGTTGAAAGCAGGTCACCAGAGTGCTGATGTGGGTCCTGACCAGAACCCCAAGGATAGCGCCCGGAACGGCGCTTAACACCATAGTGGGCGAGATCCATTAGGCCTCCTCTTCCTTGATCTTCTCGATCAGCTTATCAAACTGGATGATGGTGTCCATGATTCGGGCAATGTCCTCGCCCTCAGGGTTTGCTACCTGAATATCATCATTCTGGTAGATACGGAGCTCATAGTTAATGGCTCCAGGACGCTCATCATACTCGAGGCAGAAGAGCGCGGCGTAGATCATGAGTTGATCAACCTTAGCCGGGTGAACGCCGGTCTTCAGATCGTGGATGCGAAGCAGGCCCTTGTCAAAGGAGATAGCGTCAGCAGTGCCAAAGCAGTTGACCGAGTAAAACAGGACTTGCTCCGGCTCCATCCGAAACCCAATAGCATCGTTAACATAGTTGTTAAATGTCACCTTGTTTCGAGGCATGCGCATCTTCAACCGAATGTGCTCGGCAGCGAGCTCGTGAAGACGGGTACCCTTTGCGGCAGCCTGGGCAGTTCGGAAGGTCTCGATCAGTTTGTCGGGAGAGTAGTTGAGCCAGTGATACTTACTGGCGGAAAGGAATGCGTGGGCCCCACTAAGCTGTGAGTGATCGTTGAACTTCACTGAGGATCTCGCTCTCGTTCTCAGGGTAGATGAATGCGGCATACGACATCGCATGCATGGTCCGAACGTAGTGTGCTTGATTCGGACGGACTGAGGCAATAGCGCCTCGCTTCACCTCAAGGGCTGCCCAACGATTCTTGTAGAGAAGAATCAGATCGGGGATGCCTTGGATGTAGTTGGGATCATTTTTCAGAATGATGATCCCCGGCAGCATCTTGTTCAGCTTCTTGATGAGCTGTGCTTGGAACTGTGACTCACGCATGGTGTGCTCCTCTGGGTAAGCCTATAAGAAGGGATAGGCTTGTTTCTATCCTTCTTATCATTATATGCGTAGTTTGCGACAAGGGGTGTCACACGTATTGTAGAGGGGGTATTCTTGAAATGGGTGGGGTTTTGTTGCAGATGTGACTAATGTGAAAATTCGATCGATAAACATCATCAAACATCATCAAACGACCTCAAGAAGGGGTGGGACAAAAAGTTGGCCAAAAACCCTATTTTCATATATAATAAAAAAAATCAATCAATCAATCAATTAATATATTTCACAAAAAATGGCCCACCCCGACTTTTCGTTGCAATTCCAAGGAAAAGTCCAACAATACGTGTGACGCCCTGGCCCACTTTTTTGGCCCACCCCCCTTTTCGAGTCACATTAGTCACATCTGTAACACATAAAAGTGGGCCAAAGTCCAAAAAAGTGGGCCAGTGGCCCAGTTGTCACACGTATTCTAACCGAAGAATGCCCTCTCGTTGAACACCTTCTTCGAGCTCAGCGACCGCCGAACCGCCTCATCTATCGAGGAATGAGACTCAAGAAAGTAGTACTTCAACCGAGAATACGGCGTGTTCAATCGGTCGATCCGACCCTCGCACTGCTCCGTCACTCGCCAGGAATAGTTGAGGGACCAGAAGAGAACCGTATCGGTACTAGTACAGTTCCATCCCTCTGCTGCCGAGGTGTACTGACAGATATAGACCCATCGAGGTTCTGCTGGTATAGCATCGTGCCGATGTCCATTCCATTGCGCCGTAGGCAGTCCAAGGCTCTCTGCAACTGCAAGGATTCGATCGAGCTCATAGTTGTAATTGTAGAATACGATAACCCTCTCATTGCTTGAGAGTATGCGCTTGGCTTGCTCTGAACGCCAGTCATTGTCGCTCACTACCTTTCTCAAGATTCGACATACACCACCAGCATCACGTAGTGGCTCTTCGGTCCATGGGTCCATTCTGTTCTTAACGACCCACTTATACAAGTCGCGGTCGTAGTCGCAGTAGACAGTCTCCCTCTCACGAGTAGTGTGTCGCTCCACCGGCATCTCCACAAGGATACTCCGACGCAAGCGCTGCAGCTTCGCCTCCCCTATGTATCGTTTGACCTTGGGGTATTTTGCGAAGCGATCAAATATGACATGATCCTCCATGAACTCCGTACGAGTCCTGAAGAATCCGTGGGCCATGAATACCGGGAGGTAATCCATCCAGACATCTCCAGGGGTTGCTGAGAGCAGAAGCCAGGTGTTCTTCTTAACTATCTTGAGGAACTCTTTGACCCAGCGCCCACTGCCGGAAGCACGCTGCTCATCAAAAAAGAATACCGCGTGTTCTCGATCCGAGTACTTCCCGATGTTGTTCCACGAGTCCACCACAATGGATGAACCTGTGAAACTACATGCAGGATCTGTACTCAGACCGAGACGCGCAGCTTCTTCCTCCCACTCAAGGGAGTCCCGCTTCTTAGCGGTTGTGATGACATACAGCGTAGGGGAGCCCTTGACCTTCTTCTTAGCCAAGGACCCCCCTTTCTTGAACGAGGCGGCGTTACAAACCGACGTGAGGTACCACGCCAGGCTTGTCAGGGTCTTCCCTGAACCAACGCCACCCGCCAAGATGCTGCCGTTCTGCAGTTGACGCACCGCCTGAATCTGCTCAGGGCGATACGTAACTGTCATTCTATCGAGTTCTCCTTTCGATGCAGTTTCCGAAGATCCACTCGTCGAACTCGGACCTCACGAGCTGAAACCCAAGACGACCCTCCTCATACTCATCCTTGCGGAACTCGGAGTTGGACTTCAGGTAGAGGTTGTCAACCGAGAGGTTCCGTCTGTTTCCATCTCGGTACTGAACCCAGTACCCATCCGGGATCTTGTCGACGAACAGACTCCACACAAGTACAGCTGCTGAGTAGACCTTGCGCTCCCGACCATGAGCACTGGGCTTCTCCATGCGGTACATATAGCAGCCATCCTTGTACCGGGGTGTCAGGAAACGACCGGTGTTCTTGTTTCGAACCCGCCCAAGATCCGAGACCTCATACTTATCATTGAGGCCGGGGATCGTCTTCCAGTTCTCAGTCGCCAAAGCGAACCCTTCTATCCGCCTCCGACTCAGTACATGAGCCGAAGATGTAGTCATCGAACTCAGACTGGGTCTCTTCGAAGAGAGCATCCATCCGAGCGTTGTAGTCGTCATACCAGGCCTGTCGGTATGCCGAGTACGAAACGAGATCCAGGTTCTCGAGACGGGCATTAGCCATGTCACCATTCAAGTGGATGACATAGTGCCCCCTCCCGGGCTCTCCGTTGAACGCACGCCAGATAGTCACACCACAGCGAACCATGGTCTGCTTACCTGAGTCATCACGATACAGGGAGAACCCGGGAGCCCCGTCTGAGCACTTCTGGATCCGAAGAACTCGCCCACTCGAGACATTCCGCACCCGACCGAGATCTGATGCCTCATACCTTGAGTAGGGGTGGGGTAAACTTCGCCAGCGCTCAGTCAATGTGCATGGCCTTGATGTGATCCAGGAGGTACTTCTGCTCGCCAGTGGTCGGATCCGTTACGATACGGAGCTTGATGGCTGGGCGATTGTAGTAGTACCGCTTGTTCTTCTCCTCATCTTGGAAGACAAAGAATAGAACCCCCTTTGCGATCTCCTGAACCCGGATCAGCTTCATAGGCACACCCGAGACAGTCACGTCCAGGATCGCATCAGCTCGGAGAGCCTGCTTGATCTCCTCGAGATCTTTGATCTCCTGAGTCGGGTCGTCAAGAGACCAGGAACCCGAGATGGGATTGTAGATGAACTTCTGAGTCAGAGGCATGCGAATCTCCTTCATGAAGTCGCTGTCCTGCCGCTTGAGATAGAGCCCCCAGAACGAGCCATCTGCGTCCACGTCTAGCTTCAGCCCCATCACATGCCAGAACTTGCCGTCGTGGTTGACGATAACCGGGTGCAGCTTCTGGAATGTCTGATCGAGCCAGATCTGGTCGAACTGCTCGAGGTTGATGCGCTTCGTGCTTCCCATGTGAATAGCCTTCCATGCTTGCTGGGGTCGGTACTGGATGAACTCGTACTCCTCAATGTTCTTGAGGAGGATGCTCTCTTGAGGGTACGTATTGATGGTAAACAGGACCGCGCTTTCGGTATCTACGTCATAGAGTCGCCGATACTCGAGGATACGCACCTCTCCCTCGGACGCCTTAAACTCCACATACATAGCATTTCCAGATGCATACGTGTCATGAATATGTGCTAGGAAGTCCTTACCCTTGATAATACGTGGGGTCTTGTACCATCCACCGTCAGTGAGTTCCATCATATCCTCCTCAGAAATAACGGATCGTGTCAGCAGCCCACTCAACGTTCTCGAGAACCCAGTCGTAACTCTGGTGCCCCTTCTCGTTCGTCATAGTGTGGCGAGTGAACTTGGACTTCTGGTCGTCCGACATGCGGAAGGTGTACCAGTGCCCATGCTCTCGCTCAGCAGTGATCCACAGATCTGTCGAGCCAGGAACACGCATGAAGGACTTGACGTGATACTGCCGGGACTCGTAAAAGAACGGAGCAGGCTTACCCTCACGAGCAGCCCAGTAGTCGTAGTACTCCTTGGCGTTGTAGGTCTTTCGCTCCTCGGCAAGGAACAGAACCGACCCGTTACTCATCAGGTCGCCATTCTTGATCCGCATCTTGGTGATGAGCCCCTCAGCGTTCGTCATATACATGATCCACTGGTCATCACAGGTGGGCTTGAACTCAGTGATGAAGAGGTCCTTGTTCCGGTAGATGAACGTGGGGAGCATAACCCCATCCGTTTGCTTGAGCTTAGCAAGATACTGCATACGAAGCTCGTAGATGTCGACGGGGCCCTCGTCAACCTTGATAAGAGTAATCATTTGGTGCTCCTTTTAATGCGTCGTGGGATGTCATACTCGTCGAGAAGGTAGTCCATGAATGCGAAGAGATCCTGCTCGATCTCATCCGCGAGCTCTCGGTTTCGAACCTGAGAGACGTCAACGATGAAGCGATAGCTGTTGTTCGCAGTCCGCTTCTCAAGGTGAACGGAACACCGTGGCGTACGACGACGCTCCGGGTTCTTGATGTAGTCGAGCACGATCTCTCGACCAGGCTTAAGATCCGGGTTTGGATACAGAGTCTCTCGAGGCTCCTTGCCCTCAGCTCGATCTCGCTTCTGGGCCTCGACAAGAGCTTTCCTCTCGAACTCCTCAGATTCCTTGACCGCCCTCATGATGTCGTCAGCACTGACAATGAGTCGGCTAGCCACGTGCGTCCTTTCTATAAGAATGAGTGGGAACCCCGGGGCCCTTTTACAGACCCCGGGGCATTAGATCAACCGCGTCGCATCTCGCGAATGAAGATCCAGATGAGCCAGAACCCTCCAGTCATACCAGTCATGAACACGTCGAACAGGAAGTTGAACAGACCGTAGCGTCGCATCAGGCAGCCTCCTCTCCATCATCGTACTTGGCGTCGAGCGGGTCCTCGGCGATAGTGACATACATGGTACCCAAATATGCCTTCACGCCGGAGTTCCCGTTAACCTCCCAGACATAGGGGTTGATCGTGAGATCCACGTTCAGGATCTCGACGTAGTCCAGACTGTCCACCGTCTGCTCAGTGATGAACACCTTCCGACGAGTCAGGTTCGGGATACAGACGATCTTCGGCGGACGAGCCCGGTAGGACACTTCCACCTTGAGATAGTGGGTGAGGGCATCCGGGTCAGTTCGAGACTCCCGGGACTTCAGGTTCCATCCATCCTTCTCGAGGGCCTCAACCATGTCCTCGGGGATCTCAACACAGAACGTGCGCTTAGTACCACCAGCGTAAGGACCGGCAGCGGAGAAGTCCTTGAAAAAGATTCGGGCGTTCTCGATTGTGAGGTTACTCAGTCGTGCCATTGTGTGCTCCTTAAATCAGGCTCGGAAATCGGGGTGGACGTTTGAGGGATCTCCCTGTGCGATCTCAAGCACTCGGGAAATGAATCGGGTGAGATTCTTCTTCTGGCGGCACTTGAACAGGATGGTGCGGATTCCACCCGCAAAGTTGATATCCGCGTAGACAATATTCAGACCCTTGTAGAAGCTGACCTCCGTGTCATCCGGAAGATCAAAGTGCATCTGGTGGCTGTATTTACCAACCCATGAGGGCTTGACGTTACTCCGCTTGTCGATGTACTCTTCAAGCTTGACGTCTTCAAACTCATAGGCCTCCTCGTTCAAGTCGCCATTGAGGTCGAAGTAGTCAATGACACTGGGGTTCTTCTTACTCATGCGATCCACTCGTCCTTAAGGTCGATCTTGTCGTGCATTACCTGTCTGAGGAACTCACAGGCGATCTGGTACTCACGGTTGTTGTAAATATAGATGGGCTTGATGGTGATGTCCTCATCGTGGAGGAACACCCGCATCACAATGATCCGATGAATGGGATCATAGGTGACGATGAAGCTGTCCCCGTTCTTGAGCTGGTACTCAATGATGTCGGGGGCGTTACATATGACGAGAATATCGTCAACATCATTCTTCTCACGATACTCAACCCCTCGTCGGAAGGCCTCGAAGCAGTCCTTGAGCTCGATGAACTCCGTATCAATCCGAAGATGAGTATCGTGGGCGACAATCTTTCCTGGCATGTGTGCTCCTTTATAAAAAGCCTATACCCCAAGTTAATGGGGTATAAACTGGAGATCAGTCTTCGATCTCGACGTGGTCTCGAGCTTCCTTGACGGCCTTGACGGTCTCGTCGAACTGCAGCTCCACTTCGCGGGCAACGATTGCGCTAGCAGCGATACCAGTACCCACGGATCCGAACCAAAGCAGAATCTTAGCGATTCCATTTGCGTTCGAAACCAGGGGCTTGGTGAGCTTGCTGGCAATCATACCAGCTCCAATGGAGGAGAGTCCAGAGATGATAATCTTGGCAACGGGCAGCATGAGGATTTCCTTTCGAGTAGAGGGGTCTCATAATACCCTTAGTTTCTGACGCGGACCCCCGGGCCCTTTTACAGACCCGGGGGCTTTTACACATCAGGTGTAGTTATGACGGAAGCATCCGGCATCCTGCACAAACATCCAGTGCCGCTGCCAGAAAGGCCCGCGGACAAGAACCCAGTGCCAGCATCCCATATTACTTCACCTCCTTTGTGTTCCAGAGAGTAGATGGAAGCCTAGAATTCGTCCTGGGCATAAACACCAGCTCGTTCAGACCGTCGTGGGAGAACATGTACGAAGTCCACTCGAACCAGGCAAAGCACAGAATCTTACCATCACGAGGACACGCGATCCGGCATCGACCCAGCTGATCCTGGAGGATCCGGGCATTCCAGTACTTACTGACCCGTCCCTCAGGAGAATATACGGTCAAGGTGAAGTGCTTGACGTTGACTCCGTAGATGATCGGATCATCAAGAACCGGATCCCGGTCATTCTCGATCGAGAGCTCCTTGTATGACTCCCACTGGTTCACGTACTCAGCCATCATTGTCTCCGTTCCAGATATACGGCTCAAGCTCCAAGGGTGAAGGCCTCGAAGTCCCCGAATTCGCCGATCGCAGCCTTTGCAGCGTCAGCAAGACCCTCGAAGTAACGCCATTCGACGTACTCCTTCCAGTCTTCTGCGTGGGCTTCCTTGAAGGACTCAAATTGTACCCACCTGTAACCGGTACTGCCTGATGCGGCATGGTACGCACCATCTTTCTCGCGGAGAAGGATCCCGCCTCCACGGTTCACGGGGACGAAGGCGCCGGTCTTACCAACGAACTCCATCTCAGGGTTCTCTTCTGTTCCGTTGTTCAGATACAGAGCGGTAGTGACGCTCTTGGTCTCCGCCACGTCTCGAATATCCAGCTCCTCCTTCGAGAAAAGCTCCTTGAAGACGTAGGGGTGCTGGAACTGGGCACCGGTAGCGCTCCACTTCGCATCCTCGTAGTCGACATATACGGCCTTGTTCACGAGACACATACGGTCGTAAGTAGCCTCGTGCTCGAAGGTGTAGCCGTACTTCTTGCCGAACTCCATGACCTTCTCGATGATCTCGGGAGTAGCCCTCGGGATCTTGATCGAGTCGGTCTTGATGTGTGCAACGTCGAATCCCTGTTCCTGGACGAAGTGCTTCAGATCCACCATAAACAGAGCGCCACGCTTGGCGACAATGTTGTCCACATTGCGGGGGTCCTTGAAGGCGTTGGCGAACTTTGCCGCAGTGAGACCGTACACCGAGTTGATGACGATCTTGAGAGCGAAGGCCAGTGCCTCATAGTCGACTCCCTCCTCAAGGAACGGCTTAAGCGCTCCATCCAGAAGAGACCCGGCTAGCTTGTCGTCGTGGTGCTTAATAGCTACTCGAGCTTGCTTGATCTCGCTGAAACGCTTAGTGTATCGGTCTCCGAAGAGGTTGAGACACTCGATTGAAGTGGGATGCATGCTCGCAACGTCGAGAAGTGCGACGTCGACGTAGATTCCTGGCTCGGAGTAGACGTATCCACCCTCACCGACCTCCTCCCCACGATAGGTAGACTTGCCGAAAGCGTACTGATAGCCAGGGAATTGCTCACTGAGATCGGTGTAAACGAATTCACTCTGAGGGTTCCTGTTCTTTCCAAAGATGATGAACTGGCTGTGCTTGTTGGTTGTGTCGTTAGGAGTCAAGCCAGACAGCTCGGCAAGCATGAGGCGGGCCTGCCAGTCCGCGTGGAGGTGGTTGAAGACCTCCTCGGTTGCAATAACATCGTTATCACAGTACTCCGCCACCTCTTCCCAGCGATCCTCAGGAACGTTCTCGTCCCAAGGAATACCGAGCTCCTGGTGATGCAGACCAAGCTCGATCTCCCACTTCTTGAGAGACATCTTGGTGGCTGCGAAGTCGTACACATCGGTGTAGGACAGGTTGTATGCCTCGACGAACCCAGCAGTGACACTGTTTTCGATGATTCGCTTACTCAAGTCGTACAACTTGGCGTTGTTGAAGCCCAGCGTACGAGCATAGAGAATATGATTGTCATACTTACGGCAGTTGAAGCCGACAAGCCGCATCTCGCAGAGGGCCTCGATCTCTTCGGGGGTGGGGTTAATCATCCGGTGTACCTGCGGATTACCCTTCACCTTCCAGTTCACGAGTAACAGGTTCGGGAATACCTCGCAGTCGAAGAAGACCAGCTCACCAGTAGGGAACCCAATGGACTTCTCCTCGGGATCCTCGTTGGTGAACGGCATCTCCATGACAGCCTTGATAGCCGCCTCGGACTGGTGAGTCGAGTTCATTGCAAACGCCAGAACCCGAGGTTTCATGTCCTTGACGTCATACACCATCCCCTGTTCCTTGGCGTCGCGGAGGATCTTGGCAATGAAATCGACCGAGGGCTTTGTCGAGGGGTGGATCTCCTTCCGAAGGTTGCGCTCAATAAGCTCCCTGACCTTCTTCTCGTTGGCCATGGTGGTCTTGTTGATCACTTTCTTCTCCTTAAACGGTAGCCCTTCCGAAATATGAGCCACCGGGATGTTGTTGCAGTGGGTGACCTTTCTTCTCAGAGAGGAATCACCTGTGAAGACCTTGATCTCAATGTCTTCATCGTAGAGCCTCGCCAGTTCGGTAGGATCTCCGTCGTAGATGTAGTGGAGGTGAACTCCATTTCCACCTTGACTGGTCTCGGCATAGGTAGGGGGCCATTTCGAGGCTGCCTGTAGGTTTCGATTAAGGTCCTTCCTACCGTCCGTCTTGATATCAAAGTCGATGACGATGTGGTTCTCGGGGACTTTGACATAGTGGACCTCATGTGTGTCAATGTCCTTTAGAGAGGTATGAACGTTTGCCCATCGGAACTGCGGAGTGCCAGAAGGTCCGGCTTGCTGTGCTGGGCAATCAGCGAGGGCCTCGTCGAGAAGGGATTCGGAACTATCCAGGTCGAGCGAATATGGCTCCTCTGGAGTAGCTTCGAGTTCGGCAGGATCCAGTAGGTGATACTTGAAGCCGGAATACACATTGCGCAGTCGATCACCCCCAAATCGTCGTCGCTCATCGAAGCGATCGAAGTAATCCTTGAGCTCTTCTCGGAACTGGTGTCGACTCGACGGATACGGGATATTACTCTCACTGCAGTACTCCTTATACAGCTTGTACGCCATGGTGAGGCTAACGAATTCCTCTTCCTTGAAGAGGAGGTAGTTCTCCTCAACAAAGTTGTAGATGACGTTAGTCTTCATCATCATGTCCTGTGGCTTATAGGCATCGTAGTAGTGCTTACCAAGACTCCTATAAACCCCGAGACAGTGATTCGCAATCTTCCCAAGCTCGTCACGGATCTGAGTCATCAGAGTCTGATACTCGTCAGCCCCCACAGTTTGTCCGGTGGGGGAGATATCAATCAGTCGACGAATAATACCAGACTTCGAGTCAGTGATCTTTACGGGCTTGTTTGTACCGATGAAGAGGATGGCGTTGATTCGCTTAGGATAGCGCTTTACACCCTTCTCATTGATCAGGATCGTCTC